TGACTCTACGGACGGTGAAACCGGTATCCCTACGGATGAAGGTGACGCCACGTTAGAGGCTTTGGCTACAGGTTGGACAGCGGGTGCTATTTCTCCTTAATTGGGTCTATACTAGAAGCTCAAAAACCCAATGACCAAGAGGAAAGACCATGCAGACCGCTACTTTTAACCATAATGACTTCAGCAACGAGGGTACCGCCGAGGCTGATCGAAGCCTGCTTGTAAAGTTCACTATTGAACCCAGGCAGGACGCCATCAAGAGCCAGGAAGAGGGGCGACCCATCTTCGTGGATGCCGAGTATATTGACATCAAGATACCTGGTAACCGGCTTGGTGGAGTCAAGCGTGTAGCTACACACCGGGATAAAGCCCGGTTCCCTGAGCATTACCGCCTGTTTAAGGCGCGTATCGAGAACGGGGAAAAGGAAGAACTGGCAGGCACCCTGCTCACGGCCTACCCCGCCCTGAGCCGTACTATGGTGGAGGAGCTGGCCTTCTTTAACGTGAAAACGGTCGAGCAGCTCGCCAATATGACGGACGCTAACCTCGCCAAGTTCATGAATGGCCAGAAAATGAAGCGCGAGGCTCAGGCGTGGCTGGACAGGGCAAGTGATGACGCGGCAGTAGCCAAGCTCGAAGCCAAGTTGGCCGAGCGTGACGCCCGCCTGGCAGAGCTTGAGAAGAAAATGGAGAGCATTCTTTCCGGGGAGCCTGCTCCCGATAGCGAAGATGTTGACAAACCTGCGCCTGCTCACCCGAAGCGCCGGAAGAAAGCGGAGTAATGTATGCCAGTAACTACCACGACAAACGCCAACGCGATCATTAACCGTGTAGCCGCAGAGATTGGGCTGTTGCCTGTCGCTGACCCGGTTGCCTCGGTTGATCCAGCCTTCCAGCAGATGCGTTACCTGCTCAACTCAGCCGGTGAAGAGTTGATCCAGGCGTACCCGTGGGAGTTACTGCAACGCTCGGAGTCCTTCACCACACAGGCGACTGACTCCGGCGACTACGCCCTGCCTGCCGACTTCAGCCAGATGATCAACCAGACAGGCTGGGATCGCTCGAACAATGTGCCCCTACAGGGGCCGCTCTCGGCGCAGGAGTGGACATACCTGCTGGGCCGTGACCTTGTCACCAGCACTATTTACGCCTCGTTCAGGCTGACAGAGGGTAAATTCAAGCTGTTTCCGCAGCCCCCACCCACCGGGCTGGACATCCACTACGAATACCTGAGCAAGAACTGGGTACAGTCAGGCACCGACCCCTCCGCCTACAGCGATGAGGTGACCGTGGGCAGTGACATCGTGCTGTACGACAAGACCCTGATCTCTCGCTACCTGAAGGTCAAGATGCTGGAGGCCAAGGGCTTCGACAGCACCAAGGCACAGGCTGATTTCAACCAGACGTTCAGCTTCCTGACCGGAAGCGACAAGGGCGCACCCATATTGAATGCAGGCTTCAACGCATCCGGTGTGCCGTACCTTGATATGTACCGGAACACACCCGATTCAGGCTATGGATTAAACTAATGGCAGTAGGCGCGTTCACACCCAAGGACATCTACGGCGGCTCACCCCAGACAGCCCAGGCCCAGCGTGTTATCGCCCCTGTCATGGGTATCGACGCCCGTAATATGCTGTCGATTGGCGACCCGATGTACAGCATCTACAGTGTGAACCTCGTGCCCAGTAACTACGGCCTGAAGGTTAGGACAGGCTACCGCGAGCATAATGTCGGCTTCGAGACGGCACCCGGCCTTGGGCAGGGCGTCCGTACCCTGATACCCTCCGGCGGCTCGGACGAGGATGTGGCCGATGACAAGCTGTTCGCGGTCACTAATGAGGGCATCTGGGACGCCACCACCTACAACACCACGCCGACCCTGTTACTGGACTTCTCGGAAGTGGCCAACGGCGGCGTGACCAATGAAACCGCAGGCTGGGGCGTGTATACCCAGTACTCTACCGATGCAGGCACCAATATCCTGTTCTACGCCGACTCGGCCAACGGCCTGTTCTGGTACTCAGGCGGGATATGGGAGCGCACCACCATTACCGGTGTTTCCACCAGTACGGATGACCTCGACACCGATAATGTTGTTTTTGTTACCTCACACAAGTCCGCCATCTGGATGTTCGAGGCAGGCTCATCTGTGGCGTGGTATTTGCCAGAGGGATCCATCACTGGTGAAGCAGTTCCCTTCTTTTTTGGCTCTAAATTCATTCACGGCGGTGATCTGGGCGGCTTATTTAGCTGGACAATCGACGGCGGTGTTGGGATTGATGACTACTTCGTGGCCGTAGGCCGTGCGGGTGACGTCATCGTCTATAACGGCACCAGCCCGGCAGATGTCGACACCTGGGCGAGCCGTGGCCAGTATTTTATCGGTGTTGTGCCCAAGGGCAACCGCTTTGGCTCCCAGCAGGGCGGTAACCTGTACCTGCTGTCAGGCTACGGGCTGTTGTCGATGGGCGACCTGATTCAGGGCGTGGACGGTAAGGACGCGCAGCTATTGACCGATGCCGTCAAGATAGCGCCCATTATCCGTGCGGATATGCGTAAGTACCGCACCCTTGACGGCTGGACCGTGCAGTACGTCCCATCACAGGGGGCGCTAGGTATCCTCGGCCCCCAGCAGCCTGATGGCACCTTCCGGCAGTATATCCAGAGCGTCACCAACAGTGGCTGGGGCATCTGGGGCGATGTGCCTGCGGTCTGCGTCACCGAGTGGGGGGATGCGGCCTATATCGGCACACCCGACAACCGCGTGTGCGTAATGAACTCCAGTGTCGATAACGTGAAGATTACACCTGATGAAGGGGTTCGTAACGGCGAGGAGATCGAGTTCTCCCTGCTCTCCACCTATCAAGACTACGGCGCACCGGCCCAGTTCAAGCGGGCGAAGTACATCAGGGGCGAGTATGTCGCCACACAGAACCCCAGCCAAACCAGTAAGGCGCTGTACGATTACGACCTCAACACGATAGTGAACACCAGCACCGCGCAGGTCAACACCGCGCCTGATGGCCTCTGGCAGGAGGCCGGTGTCGTGCTGGATGTTGTGTCCTTATGGGATCAGGCTATCTGGTTTACCGGCATACCGGAGGGCTATAACGCCATCCTGGGTGGCGCGGGTATGGGGAGAATGGTAGCAATCGCCACGAAAGGCCGCGCCGTATCGGAAACAACCCTAATATCATGGGATGTGATCTGGGACTCAGGAGGCCCGCTATGAACCTTGAGATGCGCCTGTTCCACGGCCCTACTGACTGGGGCTGGGTCAAGCAGTACCTCCCCCTGCTACGGGTGGAGGACACCTGCGGTATGACGGCGGTGGATCTGGACACCAACACCACCGTAGGGATGGTGATCTTCGACAACTTCATGTACAACTCGGCGCAGGCGCACATCGTGCTGGCCACCCCGATGGTGCTGAAGTACGGCTTCCTTGAGGAGGTATTCGACCTCGTGTTCGAGGGATTTGGCAAGGATTACCTGTACGGCTTTGTCCGTGAGGACAACCACAAGGCGCTCAGGCTCAACAAGCACCTCGGTTTTAAGGAGACAGCCCGCGTGAAAGAAGGCTATGGGCCTGGCTGTGATTATATTATGATGGAATTACATAAAGATAATTGTACAATGTACCACCAACAGATACAGGAGGTGGCATGAAGTCGATAATGGAGCTTAAGTCGCCCGGCTACGCCACCTTTGCCAACCCCAAAGCGGGCAAGATGCGTGACGCCCCGCTACCGTACACGCCTAAAGGTAAGGGCTTGCCCCATGACGGGATACCGATAGAGGTATCTACACCGGGCGCTACCTTCGATAACCCCACAGGCTGGCGCACGAATGAGGTGCCCATGCAGGCTGACCTGCTGCGTAATACCTCATCGCTCTCGCCTACTATATTTAACCAGGCACCACCACCGCCTATGCCGGGGCTACAGATGCCCATGCAGGAGCCTATGATGGCGCAGCAGGCGCAGGCTATGGCCTTAAGAGGACTGGGATAATGTTTAGAGGCTATGACTTCAATAAACTCAAGCAGCCCTCATCGTATCTGGGCAGCACCCTGACGC